TATGGAACTGAAAATCTTGCGTATCGCGGCGCGGCTCACGCAGAAGCAGCTGGCCGACATCTCCGGCGTCGACGACTCCACGATCTCGCTCGTCGAGAACGGCCAGCGCGACATCGGCGGGATGGCGTACTACTCGGTGGTCCGCATCCGGCGCGCCCTCGCGCCGGGCCTCGATACCGAGAAGGTGTTCCCGGTGCCGCATCTGGAACCGGACGAATCGTCGAGGCCAACGTGAGTGAGCCCGCCGCGATCCTCGACGCCGAGGACTACGCCATCACGCCGCGCGAGCTCGCGGCGCGGCTGCACCTGAGCCTGTCGGCCTTCTACCACTACCAGGCGGCCGGTCGCTACGAGCGTCTGGAGCTGGTGCCGCGCATCGGACCGCACCGCTACAGCGCGAAGCTCGTGAAGGCGTACGTGAATCGCGAACCGACGTCGCGCAGCTGGTCGACGCCGAGGCCGACGCCGTTCAAGCGAGTCGAGCGATGAACGTCTGCTCTGTCGTCGCCGCGACCGTGACCGTCATCGCGCTCGCGGCGCTGGCGCTCGCGGTCCTCAAGAGAAGGACGCGCGATGCTGAATCAGATCGCCAACCGCATCAGCCAACTGCTGTGCCGCTGTCGCGGGCACGACTGGACGCTGCGGCTCGAGGAGGATCGGATGTTCTTGGCGTGCGACAACTGCCCCGACCGAACCGTGGGCTGGCCGGTCCCGTTCCGCCCTCGTTCTCAACACCCGCTCGAAAAGGTTTCAGGAGGTAGCAGCGTGGAATTTATTGTCTCGGTCGACGAGCGTACGGAAACCACTGACGGCGTGCGCATCACGCTGCGCCACGTCGAGGCGTTGAAGCGGTACGACCTCGTCATCAACCTCGGCTCGGACGTCCACGGCGGCGTCCGCGATCTGCGCGTCGGCGATCGCTTCCGCGCCACCTTCACGCCCGAGACGAACGTCGAGCACACCATCGAAGAGACGCAACGCGACCGCCTCGCGCTGGCGCAGGAGTGATGCCGCTGCCGCCACTGCAACCCGGTGACCTGCCGCGCCCGCAGACCGCGCGCGAGCGTCGCGCCGAGGCCGCGTACTTCGCCGCCGAGGCCGCGAACCCGCCCAACCAACGGCCGAACATTCCGCCGACGCACGACCCGCGGTTCACGCGCTGCCCGATGAGCAAGTACGGCGTGCATCGGTTCGTCGGCCAGCGGCCGCGCCATTGCGAGTTCTGCCTGAAGCCGTACACCGATTGCGTCACGAAGTGAAGCCCAACCACCACGACGATCGGCGGCAGGGCCAACAGGAGAGCCACATGACCGTAGAAGCACTCAAGCAGGAAGCCGCCAAGGTTTTAGAGAAGGCGTTCCGGGGCGACTCCATCCCGGTGCACGTCGTTCAGGCAGCAGTCGCGATCCTCACTTTAGAAACCCCGAAAGCGTAAATTGCCGACGACGACGAAGACGACGCTCGGCGCGGGCATCTATGATCTGCCCGCGAGTCTGTACCACGCGGACCCGTGCCCCGACCCGTCGCTCTCGTCGTCGATCGCGAAATTGATCTGCCTGTCGTCGCCGGCGCACGCGCGCCAGGCGCATCCCCGCCTCAACCCCGCTGCGGTCGCCGATGAAGCCGAGCACTTCGACATCGGCACCGCGGCGCACGCCGTCCTGCTCGAGGGGAAGGATGCGGTCGAAGTTATCGACGCGAAGGACTGGCGGACGAACGCCGCGAAGGAGGCCCGCGACCTCGCGCGCGCAGCGGGCAAGACGCCGCTGCTCGCGAAGACGTGGGCCGACGTCAAGGCGATGGTCGCGGCCGCGCGCGGGCAGCTCGACCATCACATCGATGGCGGCGCGCAGATGTTCACCGCCGGTGAGCCGGAGCGCACGATCATCTGGAACGATGACGGCGTCTGGTGTCGCGCGCGGCTGGATTGGCTGCGGCCGAATCAACGCCGCGTGCGCGACGTGGTCGACATGGGCCCCGAGTGGGCGATCGATGACTACAAGACGACCAGCGCGAGCGCGAATCCCGACGCCTGGACGCGTACGATGTTCTCCAGCGGCTTCGACATTCAGGCCGCGTGGTATCGGCGCGGCCTCAAGCGGCTGATGCCCGATGTCGACGTGACGTTCCGCTTCGCGGTGCAGGAAACCTATCCGCCGTTCGCGCTCTCGGTCATCGCGCTCGGGCCGGATGCGATGACGATCGCCGAAAAAAAATGCCTCTACGCGCTCGACGCGTGGCGGGCGTGTCTGCAGGATGGCGCGTGGCCGACGTACGCGCACCGCACTTGCTATGCGTCGATGCCGCCGTGGCACGAGGAGTGGTGGCTGGAACGGGAGCTGCGCTGATGGAACTACAAGAGATCGCCGCGCTGGTGGAGCGAGTCCACAGCACGGCCGCCGCCTTGGCGAAGGCCAGCGCGAATCATCAGCGCGCGATCGAGCTTGAGCAGCGGGCGCATGAAGCGGTGCGCGCCGCACACGAGGACTTCGGGCGAGCCAGGAACGCGCTGGTCGCTGCTGCGGAGCGAGACTGATGGCGTTCACCTTCCGACCAGCGGCGCGCGAGAACGTCGGCCTGCTCATCGGCCTGTCCGGTGGCACCGGCTCGGGCAAGACCTACACGGCGATGCGCCTGGCCGCCGGCATCGCGGGCGACAAACCGTTCGCCGTCATCGACACCGAGGCCGGGCGCGCGAAGCACTACGCCGATCAGTTTCGATTCGACCACGGCGAGCTGCACCCACCGTTCCGGCCCGACGCCTACACCGAGGCGATCAAGGCCGCCGACGCCGCGAAGTACTCGGTCATCGTCGCCGACAGCATGTCGCACGAGTGGGCGGGCGAGGGCGGAATCCTCGACTGGCAGGAGGAGGAGCTCACCCGGATGGCGGGCGCCGACTACAAGAAGCGCGAGAGCTGCAAGATGGCCGCGTGGATCAAACCGAAAATGTCGCATAAGCAATTCGTGCAGCGCCTGCTCCAGGTCCGCGCGCACCTGATCCTCTGCTTCCGCGCCGAGCCGAAGATCGAGATGACGCGCGGCGCCGACGGCAAGATGGAAATCGTCGAGAAGAAGTCGCTGACCGGCCTGCACGGCTGGATTCCGATCTGCGAAAAAAATCTGCCGTACGAGCTGACCGCGTCGTTCCTGCTGATGGCCGACAAGCCGGGCTATCCGCAGGCGATCAAGCTCGAGCAACAGCACCGCGCCCTGTTCCCGCCGGACAAACCGATCACGGAAGCCTCGGGCCTCGCGCTGGCCGCGTGGGCGAAGGGCGGCGCCGCGCCGCGCCGCGACGCCAGCGATGCCGCGGCCGACTGGCTCACGAAGATCGCCGACGCGAAGTCGCGCGACGAGCTGCTCAGCGTCGGCCGGGAAATGGGCAAGGCGACGTTCACGCAGCTGCGGCCCGCGTACGAGAAGCGTATGAAGCAGCTGAAGGCCGCCTCGTAAATGTGGGTCAAGCTCGACGACCACTTCGTCGACCATCCGAAGATCGTGGCCGTCGGTCCGCTCGCGGGCTGGCTGTTCGTCGCGGGCCTCTGCTACGCGAATCGCCTGCTAACCAACGGGTTCATTCCAGAGAACCAGGTCGATCGCCTCTTGCCGCTGAACGGCTCGTCACGCGAGGGCACATCGAAGCTGACGAGCAAGCTCTGCGAGATCGGGCTGTGGAAGCCCACCACGGTTAAGACCACCAAGGGCTATCGCATTCACGACTTCCTGAAGTATCAGCCGTCGAGGAAACAGGTGCTGCACGAACGAAAGAAGGCGGCCGAACGGCAGGCGCGCTGGCGCGGGAATGGGAATGGGAAGTGATGGTGAGCGTAACGCCGTTACGAACGCCCGACGTCACAGTGCTCCCGATCCCGGTCCCGATCCCGGTCCCGACTCCGAAGATCCAGAGCGCCTGTGTACTGCGATCGCGTTGCTGACCGGGGCTGGCATGGATGTAGTTCCAACAATTAGAACCACGCGCCAAAACGCGGCGCGCGTGTTCCCGGAGCGGCTGCGCGTCCTGCGAGGGATGCCGTACGTCGAATATCTGCAAACGCCGGAATGGCGGAAGCGCCGCGACCGGGCGCTGCATTTGGCGGGCTGGCGTTGTCACCGGTGCCAGAAGAAGCACGACCTGCAGGTTCATCATCGCACCTACGAGCGGCTCGGCGAAGAACACGACGACGATCTCGAGGTGCTCTGCGTCGGCTGTCACGAAGGGCACCACTTCGACGAGAGCCGCCAGACGCATCTCGGCGTGTACGTCAAGCTCGTGTCCGACGCGCTGAAGGGGCAGACCTTCGAGTCGCTCTCGGACCTGACAGAGGCCGTCAAGACGCACTGCGCTCGCCTCAAAATTCAATACGACTACGGCGCCGTCGCGCGGGCGATTGCCTCGCTGAACGATGAGCGCATCAGACTGCAGGCGCCTAAGCGGTACGCGCCACCGCCGCGACCCATCGACGATGCTCCAATCGGAAAAGAAGAAGCGACCGAGATTTGCCGACGGCTCGGGATCAAGGTGCCGTTCAAGAGCGTTCCGGCCGTGAGCCGCCGAACAGTTCATCCGGACAAACTGCGCGCGGCCCGCATGGTGATGGGCGAAATCGTGGAAACCGTGTATCGGTGCGAGCTGCTCGAACGCGAGGTCGAGAAATCGTGAGGGACTGGACGCGCGCCGCCACCCTGACGCTCTGCGGCCTCTGTCGGACGCGGTTCATCAAGGTCGGAGAGCCGATGATGGTCATCACCGTTCCAGGCATCAGGGAAAAACGCTATCGGTGTCAGACGTGCAGCGGAGCGGCGCCGCCGAACCT